GTTCGGGTGACCGGCACAGAAGTGTGCGATCTCTCTGCTTAGACTATTCTACCTCTGGTGTCCATCTCCAGACGGTACGGGCGCCGCCCGCGTCATACTCACGATTCGACGAAAATTCGTCGATAAAGCTACCGGGAGTATGCGAGCCCATCCATCTCATATAATCGTATTCATCAGTATGAACTGAATCATCTCGATGAATATATTTGTATGAGATAGCAATACACTTAGCCTCAATTCTTTGATAATCAGTATTATTCCTGCGTAGCAGGTGCTGATTAGATGGTTTTGGATGTTTAACTCCAAAACTATCAGAAGAGGGCTCTATAAAGAGAATAGCGTTCTTGTCTGAAATTGGAGATCTCAGACTGCTATTCCAATATAGAATCGATCGCACCATAAATCGGTAAAGGTTTTTATAACCTAAATCGTAGGCGCGATTGATAAGTGATATGGCTGATGCAAGATGCTCGGCAGAAAGTTTCTGCCTAACACCTTTAACTCTGTATAGAAGCGGAGTTACATCAGCATCGTCTAGGTAGAAGCCACCGCAACTTTCGCGGAAAGACTGACTACCTACGAATGACTTATCTCGATTAACGAGGAAGCCAAGACGATCAAGGATGGACATGACTATATGTGTTAATCTTGAATCAACACATATGTCATCACCATACACAGCACATGGCTGAAAACCTATCTTATTGTAAGATATGTCATCAGTAAAGGATTTAATGATAGAGATGACTCTATCACGATCCAACCATGTCTCAAATAGCTGTGTCGGTACGGATCTGTTATACGTGTATAAGCATGCTGCATAGACAACAACAGATGTAAACAATATACATTGTGTTGGAAAGCAGAGAGCAGATCCCATAGGAGCAAACTTAACTAAGCGATGTTTAACACCGTTAGGTAAGAAGCAACTATCAGATCTAGTTACTCGCATAGGTATTTGCCAAGAAGGTGGAAACACTTTCTTAACAAGAGAATACGATAGAGTATCAGAAGCGGATGATAAGTCGATAGTATCGATCAGGGAAGTATAACTTCCTGACCTAGCTAGAGACTTATTACGCTCCTGACTATCTAATCGTATGAACCTATTGAAGTAGCTATGCTTAAGTAGACGTATAGACGACCTAAGTACGCCCTGTTGAAAGAACTGCAGAACATTAGGCTCCATACAAATGGACCTAGCGGTCTTAAGGTCTTTCGGGACGAACATAAGTCTGGCTGTACGACTACTAACACGTCTATCCTGAGACCAGACAAGTGGATTGGGCACCACTTTGTCGAATCTCAAACCACTCTCCTCACCATAGCCATATTTTCCAATATGACCATGGAAGAGGAAACGATCAATCTTATAATCGTATGAGAAATGCTTTATCTTTCTGATACGACCTCGCACTCCTCTCTCAGCCACTGATCCATTTCCGAATCTCGGAAAGAAGGATGAGATAGTGAAAGTTGGGAGCGCAATCGATAGAATTCTCTGTAAGGAGAAGACATCGACCTCATCATAAGATTGATTGGCAAGTCGGTTCTCAATATCCAGCCAACTGCGAAAGGCAGTGTCGTTAAAAGCATCATCTGTATATTCCAACTTCTTTCCGAAGTTAAGGAACGTATAGAGATACTTTAAAAGACTGGAATCTCCCGTTTTGAAATATCTTGAATACTCAAAGAACACTGGTGTGTCTTTGAATTCAGGTATCCAATCACCTATTCCGGTAGATTGTCCCATAAGGGTGTGTTGAGACACAAGCTTATGAGAAAGACGAGAGAGCTGTAAAATCCGGTTCTTAAAGCCATGAGTTTTAAACGATTTTATGAAATCGTTATAAACTCTAAGAGGCTTAGAGCTGGAATTACA